AACCAATAACCTGACCTTGGCCGATTGGGCAAAGCGTCAGGACCCTGACGGCAAACCAGCGCGCCTGGTCGAAATGCTGTCTCAGTCGAACGAAATCATTACCGACATGGTGATGGTCGAAGGCAACCTGCCAACCGGCCACCGTACCACTGTCCGAACCGGCCTGCCCGATGTGGCATGGCGTAAACTGAACTACGGCGTTCAGCCTTCCAAATCGACTGCGGTACAGGTCGATGACACCTGCGGCATGCTGGAAGCCTGGTCCGTGGTCGATAAAGACCTGGCCGAGCTGAACGGCGATGTCGGCTCGTTCCGCATGGGCGAAGCCGCCAGCTTCCTCGAAGGCATGAATCAGGAGTTTGCGCAGACCTTCATCTACGGCAACTCCACCAACGAGCCTGAAGCGTTCACCGGTCTGGCGCTGCGCTACTCGTCCCTGTCGGCGGCGAATGCGCAGAATATCCTGTCGGCTGGTGGCTCTGGCGCCGATAACACATCGGTCTGGCTGGTCGGCTGGGGCGAAAACACCGTGCATGGTATCTACCCGAAAGGCACCACTGCCGGTCTGCAACACGATGATCGCGGCCTGGAAGTCGTAACCGACGCCAGCGGCGGCAAGTTCCTGGGCTACCATGACCGCTTCCAATGGAAATGCGGCCTGGCACTGCGTGACTGGCGCTACGCCGTGCGCATCCCGAACATCGACGTTTCGGACCTGGTGGGCCTGACCGGCACTCAAGCGGCATCGGCATCGACCGAAATCATCAAACTGATGAGCCGTGCAATCGACCGCCTGCCGAACATGGGCGGCGTGCGTCCGGTGTTCTATGCAAACCGTACCGTGCTGTCGCTGCTGCGCGTGATGGCCTTGCAGAAGTCCACCTCCGCCCTGTCGATTCAGGACGGCCTGAACCAGTTCGGCGCCCGCATCAGCGAAACCAAGTTCCTGGGTATCCCGGTGCGCATGGTTGACCAGATCCTGAACAACGAAACGGTCGTGTCGTAATCCGCGGCTGACCCTGAAAGGAAATCAATCATGATCATGGATAAATTCCTGGAGTTCTCGGATGCGCAGGCAGTGACTGCGACCGCGATTTCCACTAACGTTGTGGACCTGTACCCGCTGGGTAACAACCAGGTCACCAACCTGACCCGCGATATCGGCACCGGCGAGGATATCTACCTGGTGGTGAATACGGTTGTCGCCGCCACCGACGCCAGCTCCGATGCAACGCTGGTCATCACCTTGGAATCCGACGACAACACCTCGCTGTCCTCGCCGACTGTGCACTACACCTCTGCTACGCTGGCGTTTGCCGCCTTCTCGCCGGCGAACACGGAGCTGGTGAAGATCAAGCTGCCGGCCGGTAACTACGAGCGCTATCTGGGCGTTCGCTTCACCGTGGCGGCTGGTCCTCTGACCGCTGGCAACTTCGACGCTTTCCTGGTCAAGGATGCGCAAGCGTTCAAGGCCTACAAAGCCGGCTTCACCATCCAGTAAGCCATGAAGCAGCGCGCACGCGAACTCGGCGCACTGCCTCATGGGCTGGTGCGTCCTGGTGAAATCTTCGACTGGCCAGTAAAGGCGAAGTGGGCCGACCTGGTAACCGAAGACGAGGCAGAGGCGGCAGAGAAAGCCAAGGCAGTAAAGGCTGAAGCTGAAGCGGCGCGCCCGCATGAGTCGGCCTCCGGGGCCGCTGTCAGGCCTGGTAAGTCTGAGCCTACGCAGCGCGGTCGTGGGCGTCCTCGTGGCGCAGCAACTGCCGAGACTTAATCCTTCATACGGAGACAAGAAAGGGGCGCCTCTGTGCGTCCCTTTTTCTTTGTAGAATGTGGTAACTGCGCAACATCTAAGGGATAATCGCCACCATGGATAAGACACAAATTGCCAATTACGCCCTGTCGAAACTCGGCGAAGAGCCAGTGCTGTTGCTGACAGATGACGTCAAGAGCGCGCGGATCATGAATCGAATTTTTGACCAGGTGCGCGATGCTGAGCTGCGCCGCTACCGCTGGAAGTTCTCCCTGATGCGCGCGCAGTTGATCGCTCTGGTTGACGCTCCGAACTGGGGCTTCACGACGCAATACCCACTGCCATCGGACTTTCTGGCGCTGGTCCAGGTCAATGATATCTACCTGCGCCCACTGTCCAAGCAGTCTGTGCCGTGGTCACTGGAAGGCGGAAAGCTGCTGACTGATCTGCCGGCGCCTCTCAAGGTGCGCTATATCGCGCAGATCACCAACCCAGGCTTGTACGATCCTCTGTTCGTTGAGGTTCTTGCCTGCAAGCTGGCAATGGAAGCTGCTGAAACTCTGACCCAATCTGAGACAAAGCGCGCGCGCGCTGCCGATGAGTACAGGTTTGCCCTGACAGAAGCCAAGCGCCAAGACGCCATCGAGACTACCCCAGATGAATTGCCGTGGGGTTCTTGGCTTGAATCGCGTGAAGGGCCGGAGGGCGGCAGCGGCGATGGTGATGTTATTTCCCTGTCGTCTGGCGTTACGATTATTTAAGGAGTTGTCAAAATGCCAAAGGCCAGCCCGGCACAAGTAAGCTTTAACTCCGGCGAGCTTTCTCGCGCGCTGGATGCGAGGACCGATTACGCGAAGTATGCATCTGGCTGCTCCATCATGGAGAACTTCTTGCCGACCGTACAAGGCCCAGCCAAGCGCCGCGGAGGGACCATATTTGTTGCTGAAACGGCAAATTCCGGTCTGCGGTCTTGGCTGCAACGATTCGAATACTCGGTCGACCAAGCTTATATTCTTGAGTTCGGGCACCTGTATATCCGTTTCTATACATGGGATACCACAACGCTTGTTCGTGGCCGGTTGGAGTCACCGCCAGGGACGCCTGTCGAGGTTGCAACGCCATATGCTATTGCAGACATGTTTAACGCTGACGGGACGTGCCGCTTGCGGTTCGCTCAATCTGGGGACTTTCTTTACATTACCCATCCAAACCACCGCCCGCGCATACTCAAACGCACCTCGCCAACATCATTCACGCTTGATACTTTTATCCCGGAATGGGGGCCATTCAAAGACGTCAATCCAGATGCTACGACCACGATTTATGCTGGCGCGGAAACTGGTGCCACGACACTAACTGCAAGCGCTAATGTGTTCACTCCTGCAATGGCAGGGACACAGTTTTACCTAGAAGCAAAGAATACGGCGTCGGTTACCGCCTGGGAGCCAGCCAAAGCCATCGTTGCATCCAATCGCCGCCGATCCGACAATAAAGTGTATGCGGCACTAAATAACGCCACCACCGGGGCGGTCAAACCTGTACATGATACCGGCGCCAAATATGACGGAGATACCGGCGTGCTGTGGGATTATCGTGACTGTGGGTATGGCTACGTGACGATCACCGGGTACGTTTCTCCGACAGTCGTAAATGTCCAGGTTGAAAAACGCCTGCCACAAGATTGTGTCGGAGTGGCCAATGCAACGACCCGCTGGGCGGCTAGTGCATGGACGGACGATGACGGCTGGCCTTCTGATGTTGCATTCTTCCGCGAGCGGTTATGGTTTGCTCGTAATTTCACCTTGTGGAGTTCTGTATCTAGTGGATTTGATGATTTTTCACGGTTGAATTTCGGAGCCGTGACTGATGACATGTCTATTGTTCTGACGATGGCGTCTGGGAACTTGAACAAAATTCAGTGGTTGGTTGCGGATAAGGAGCTTGTGGTTGGTACCGCTGGTGCTGAATTCGTTATTGGCGAATATTCAAATGGGTCTCCTATCGCGCCAGGAAATGTCCGTGTGCGGCAGCAATCGCAGTATGGATCACGCGCAATCGTTCCGGTTCAGGCGGGGACTTCTGTTTTATTCGTACAGCGTGCAGGGCTTAAGTGTCGAGAAATTTCCTATGACGAGGTCGCGGGGTACTCCTCCTCTGACACGACTGTTGACGCAGATCATATTACCCAATCTGGGTTGCTGGATTTTGACTATGCGCAAGAGCCAGATCCTTTGGTTTGGGGAGTTCGGGCGGATGGTAAGTTGGCATGTTTGACCTGGAACACCGAGCAGAGGGTTCGTGGCTGGCATAGGCATTTGATTGGTGGCACTGGTGATGGCGGGGCAATAGGCGGGTTCGTGGAGTCGGTAGCAACAATGCCTGCTGCGGAAGGTGATCGGAATGAGCTTTGGCTAATTGTCCGGCGTGTGATCAATGGCGTATCTCGGCGCTATGTTGAGTACATGGATCGGCCATATCAGGATGGGGATGCACAAACACGGCAGTTTTATGTTGATTGTGGCCTGATTTATAACGGAGCGCCGGCTACAACAATTTCGGGGCTGGACCACCTTGAGGCGGAGACGGTTGACATTCTGGCAGATGGCGCCCCCCATCCTCAAAGGGTGGTGACCGGTGGTCAGATTACGCTTCAAGCTCCGCACAGTATTGTGTCTATCGGACTGCCTGCGCCGTGCAAGCTGCGCACTATGCGCATGGAAGCCGGCGCCGCAGATGGCACCGCACAGGGCAAGACCAAGCGTATGCATAAGATGGTTTTCCGCTTCTTGCAGACCGGAGGCGGGAAATACGGCCCAGATGATGACCATATGGATTATTTCCTGTTTGGGCAGGGCCAGCCGATGAATCAGCCTGTTCCTCTGTATACCGGGGATAAGGTTGTCGATTGGCCCAAAGGCTACGATACTGAGGCCTATGTACAGTATGTGAATGATCAGCCAATGGCGGTAACGCTGGAAGGCGTATATCCACAAATTGTTACGAACGATGCGCGATGAGCTACATGATTGTCGATGTTCTTGGCTTCACAGGCGTTGCCGGCGAAAAGAAAGGCACGCTTGGGGATTCTTCGATTAGTGAGGATGGCGCCCTTGGCCAGTACGGTTCCATTGCTGAGGCCAAGGCCGCAAAGTCTGAGCAGATCAGGGCAATCACTTCCACCCAAGGATATGCAACAGAGCCTATTCCTGTTGGTGGCGGCGGAATGTATAACCCGCTGAACAATCGTCCAATGAACCGATGAGAATCGTACCTTTCCAAGCTGAGCACTTGCAGGCTATTGAGCTTCAGCCGGCACAGGGGCATTTCATCGGCTCACTGATGGACCACGGCTACGGCGCCAGGCTGGAGGGCACTACGGCATTTACGGCAATGGATGGCCAGGGCCGAGTTATTGCCTGCTGCGGCTGCGAGGAACGGTGGGAGAACTGCGCTACCGCCTGGGCGCTGCTGTCGGTCGATGCTGGCAAGCACATGGTGTGGCTGGTGCGGGCGGTGCGCGGGTTCATGTGGCACGCTGCGCCGTGGCGCCGGGTAGAGGCGGCGGTAGATGTTGGCTTTGACGCTGGTGACCGGCTCGTTAAGCTGCTCGGCTTTCAGAGTGAAGGCATTGCCCGCGCGTATCGCCCTGACGGTGGTGACTGTACAATCTGGTCAAGGATTAAATTATGAACGACATGACATTATTCGAAGCGATGGAAGAGCTTGGCGAGCGCACCGCGGATATGGTGGCCGGCTCGATTGTCCACGATTGCGGTCCCGGATTGCCGATGGAGGCTATCCGAGAATTGCAGCGCGACATGGTATCGGTAGCTACTATGCAGGGCCTTCCAATGCGCCCAACGCAGGTTGAGCACCTGTTTGCCGATGGCATGTATGCACGCAAATACGCCATGCCGGCCGGCCAGCTGGCTGTGACGAAAACCCACAAGCAAAAGCATTTCATCGTGGTGGTCGGAGACTGCACAATCTTGACCGATGGCGCGCAGAAGCGGCTGACTGGTTTCCACTGCTTCATCACGCACCCAGGCACAAAGCGGGTTATCACGGCGCACGCTGATACGTTGTTTATCACGTTCCACAAGACCGACTTGACTGACCCTGACGCCATCGAGGACGAGTTGACGATTCCAGAAGGAAACATTTTTGAAGAGGTGATGCCATGACTATGGCCTATATCGCGCTGGCAACGGCAGCAGTAACTGCTTTCTCGGCCTATCGGCAAGGGCAAGCGCAAGAGGCAAACGCTAACTACCAGGCCGCGCAGGGCGAGGAAAACGCCAAGCAGGTGATGCAGCAAACCAGTTCTCTTGAAGATGAGCAGCGCGCCAAAGCCCGCCAGGTGATCGGGGCACAGGTTGCGGCACAGGCCGGCTCCGGCACACAGTTGAATGGCTCGGCTGCTGACATGTTGCGCCAATCCCTGTTCAATGCCGAGTCAGACGCTCAGCAGATCCGATACGAGGGGAAGAATCGCGCGCTTGGTCTGCAAGGTCAGGCTGCCGCGACCAGGTTGCAGGGTAAGCAAGCACGCCAGCAAGGCACGCTGAATGCGGCAACTTCGCTGATGCAGGGCGCTGGCCAGGCATACGGCTATAACACGCAGTCGAAAATCAATGCAGCGAATGCTGCCAAGGCAGGGGGCTAGGCATGGCATCGATTCCAACTTACGAGCGTCAAACCCGGCCCGGCGGCGGAACGATAGGCATTGCCAATTTCCAGTCAAGCGGCACGGATTTGTCAGGTATCGCGCGCGGTGTTCAGGCTATCGGCGCAGCGGTGCACCAAGAGGACGAGTTCTACCGCCAGAAGACCGAGGACCATGCCGCTCTGGCAGCAGCCAATGCACTGTCTGCTGGCGATGAATTTTGGAACCAGCGCGCCACCGAGCTAAAGCAAGACTGGCAGGTTGGCGGCGAGGACTTGCGCAAGACTTCCGGCCAAGAATTCAAGACCTGGAAGCAAGAGCAGATGAAGGCGCTGCCGACCGAGAAAAGCCGCATGTGGTTCGACCAGCACGCGGAACGGATGCGCTCGCGCCTGGACCAAGACCTGTTCAACTACCAGGACCGCGCGACAACGGAAAAGGTTGTCTCCGATAGTAAGCTCGGCATGGATGCCGACGCAAAAGTACTGGAGACGGCGCCGGATCGCTTTGACGAGGTGACCACGCGCCGGGTTGCTGCCATCCAGGCACAGACCCGAATTCCCGAAGGCAAGCGCGCCGAAATGGCAATGGCCTACCTGAAAGACATGGCCTATTCCGTCGAGTATGGCGACATGAAGCGCGACCCGGCCGCATGGCTGGCTAAGCGCATGGCCCCAAAAGCAGCCGAGGCAGCACCCGCCTCGGCGCCGGATAACCGCGGCACCACCTTCGATGCGCTGCTACAGCAGGAATCTGGCGGCTCGCAGATGAATGCTGACGGCACAGTGAAGACCTCTCCAAAGGGGGCTATCGGTATTGCGCAGATCATGCCGACCACTGGACCGGAAGCCGCAAAGCTGGCCGGCCTGCCGTGGGACGAAAACCGCCTGCGCACAGACTCCGAGTACAACAAAGCCCTAGGCAATGCCTACTTCGCCAAACAACTTGATACCTTCGGCGGCGACGTTCAGAAAGCGCTTGCTGCCTACAACATGGGGCCAGGCTCCAAGGCGAAGGGTAACGGCGTGGCCGGCCTGGTCGATAAGTACGGCGATGAATGGCTCGCCCATGCGCCGGCTGAGACGCAGAATTATGTGCGGTCGATCACTGCAAATGCTGGCGCCGCCCAAGCGCAGACTGTTGCAGTTTCGCCACAGCCAAGCTCTGGCGCCGGGGTGTCGATCAGCGAAGACGCGCCGAAGACTTTCCGCGCGCAGGACTTGCACCGCCAGTATCAGATGCTGGATGAAGCTCAACGTCTGGTGAATCAGCAGCAAGCGCAGCAGAAAGGCGAGGCCGACCGGCTGCTGTCCGATGCGCTGGCAATGCACAAGGATGGCAAGACCGATCCTTTCAATCTGACGCCGGAATACTTCAACAAGAGCTACGGCCCAATCGAAGGTCCGATCAAGGCTGCTGCTTATCGCGGCGGGCGCGACATGGCCAGTGATATCCAGAACTTTGCCGGCCAGACTGATGCGCAGATCCAGGCAACCTTGCAGGCCTCCGCGCCAGTGGCCGGCGAGGGCTATGCTGCTGCCGACGCGCGCCAACAGGTCAGACTGCAAGCCGCGCAGAATGTTGTAAAACAGCGACAGGAAGACCCGCAAGCCTATGCTGTACGCTACGGTTTGTCGAAGGCAGCCCAGATGGACATGAGCGACCCGCAAGGCATGGTGGCCGAGATTAACAAGCGCGTCGGCGTGGCCCAGATGATGAGCGATACCTACGGCACGCCGTACCGCGTGTTGATGGGCAATGAAGCTTCGCAGATGAGCCAGGCAATCCGCTTGCTGCCGACTCAGCAGAAGCTTGATTACCTGGACCGAATCCGCACGGGCACGTACGGCAACAATCGCGCCTTCCTGTCGGTTATGAACCAGGTTGCTCCGGACTCTCCGGTTACCGCAGTGGCCGGCTCAATCCTGATTGCGCAAATGCCGGTGACTGTTTCGGGCGGGCTGTTTGGCTCCGATTCAGTGTTGCAACCGCGCAACGTATCTGGCCTGATGCTGGAAGGCGAGGCACTGCTTAACCCGACCAAAGCTGATAAGGCTCAGGACGGGCGCGGCGCCAAGTTCCCGATGCCGAAGGAGGCCGACTTGCAACAGGCATTTAACGACTACGCCGGCAAAGCTTTCCGGGGCGACGGGAAGGGCTACGAGACTGCTTACCAGGCATTCAAGGCTTACTATGCCGGATCGGCTAATCGCAAGGGTATCCTGTCCACGGACCTGACCACGGAAGGCGCCAAGATCGCCAAGGAAGCGGCGGCGGCAGCTACTGGTGGCGTCATCAACTACAACACCCTGGGCGAAGTCATGAAGCCTTGGGGCATGGATGATGGGACGTTCAAGAACCGCGCTTCTGCTGAGTTCGATAAGGCTATGGTTTCGAACGGGATGAAGGGATCAGCCTTCGATAACCTGTCGGCATACGGGCTGCAATCGGTGGGTACTGGCCGCTATCTGCTGACCAATGGCGCAGGCTATCTGAATGGACCGAATGGCCCGATTGAGCTGGACCTGACGCGCGCGCCGAATACGCCGCACAGCGCCAGTGGCCGCATTAAGGGGGCACCATGAGCTACTTTGACCTGGACCCAGCCGGCGCGGAGTCGGCGCGCCAGCAAGCCATGCTCAACCCAATCCAGCCAGGCGACATGGGGCCGGGCTTCTGGTCTGGCTCCCTGAAAGGTGCAGGCCAGGGCTTGCTGCAATCCGGCGCGCAAGCCGCACTGGTGGTGTCCGATGCTGCCACTGGGGCACTGATGCCGACTGCCCGCAAGATTGACGATTTCTTCGGCGGCGCCACGGTGCAAGACTTCCTACGAAGTGAGCAGCAAAAGACCACAGACGCTGTATTCAAGCTGATGCCCGGGCCTGAAATCGGGAAAGTCGGCCAGTTGGCCTATGGTCTGGCAACCGTCATACCTCAAGCCGTGGGCGGAACACTTGCTGGTGGTCCGGGTGGCGGCGCCGCGGCGGTAGCTACGATCCAGGGCTATGCCGGCAAGATCGAGCTGGAGCATAAGGGTGTTGATGCAGCTACCGCAACGACTGGCGGCATTGTCCAGGGTCTGGCCGCTGGTGCTGGCGTTCTGATGCCGGCTGCATTTGGTACGACTCTGGCAACCCGTATCGGGACCGGCGCCGCATCCAATGCGCTGATGGGCGTTGCGCAGCGCGGCGCAACATCGGCCTTACTTTCGTCGCGTGGATACAACACTATTGCCGAGCAGTACAAGGCTTTCGATACGGCAGAAGTCATCACGGATGCAGTGCTTGGCGCGGCATTCGGTGGCATCCACCATGCCACGGCGCGCGGCGAAGCTGCACAGGTTCCGCCATCGCTGGCTGATGAAGCCCTTGCTGCCAGCAAGCAGCAGCACCTTGAAATCTCTACGGCGCCCGGCATCCCGGCGGATCCTCAATCTCGCTCTCTGCATGGCGCTGCGATGGATAAGGCGGTGGCTGACCTGGTTGCTGGCCGGCCTGTCGATGTGTCGCAAACAGGTGTCGAGAATGCGGTATTCGTGCCGAATCGTGCCGTACTGGAGGCGCAGATTACCAAGGCACTGCGCGAGGAAGGATCGCTGCGCACTGCCCTCGATGAAGTTGACGCCTTACGCGCCGAGGTGGAATCGCGTGGACTGACGCCGGCTGATGAGGCGGAATTTGCCGGGCGCCGGCTGCAAGAT